TGATTTGCTGGCCCTAACAAGATCACGTAGTGTCTCCGGGCGGCCAGCCTCGTAGGCTGCCGCCCGCCTTAAAACACAACCCGGCGCATCAGTAATACACGAGCCCGGCACAGTCGCACGAGACTGCGCACGGGCTTTTTTGTTGCGCCGAACGAGATACGACACTGGCCCGGGTTAACTCGGGTGCGTGTTCCCGCGGTGGGCACCTCGTTGGTGCCCACCTTTAACAAGACGCACGGAGTCTGCAATGGCGAAAGAAGACACCTTGAAGTGGTGGCTCAAGAATGGGCCGGTCGCGCCGGAGATGAGGGAGTGGCTCACAACGCGAGACAAGGCATTACGCGACGCCACCGACGAGGACATCAGGTGGAATGCCTTGATGGCGTTCTGTGAGGATCGCATGTCAGCAGATCAGTTCAAGAGTCTGGTCAAGGCTGGCGTGGATCAGCGCAAGGCACAAATCCTTAAAGAAGCAAACACCAATACCGGAGATACGAACATGGCCGATAAGGTCAACTTGGACACGATTCACAAAGCGGCTGATACGTCTGGCAACGGCGGCACCCACATCCGCGTCAAGGACGCGAGCGAAACCTACCTGACAACCAAGTCGGTTGGCAAACACGCCAAGATGGGCATTCCCATCCGGGATCAGCACGACCAAGAGGCGATGCTGCCGAGCCAAGCCGAGTATGCCAAGACTGGCGTGCTGTTCAAGAAGCTGGCCCAGCGAGCTGGCGTGTCGCTCCATCTGAACGAACACGAAGCGGCCCTCTTCAACGAGATGGTGGAGAAGGACACTTGGGTTGGCAATATCGGCTCCCAATGGGAAACCAACATCACCGGCTTGCGGGTCAAGTCGCTGATCAACGACTCGACGTCTGGGGGCATCGAAGTTAATCCTTCGTTCATGGATACCAATCTAGTGGCATTCCCCCTCCTGTCTGGGGAACTGTTGCCAATGGTCACGCTCCGCGACGTTCCCCGTGCCGCGAGCGTCGAGGGCGCTAGTGTCGGCAATCCAACAATGACGTGGGGTATCAATGACGCTACGAACATTCCGCTGTTCGACACGAACGGAATCGTGGCTGAGATCAACACAACGATTCATACCGTCACCTGCTCTTTGGAGGTCGGCAAAGACTTCTTGAGCGATGCGGCTGTCGATGTTGGTCGCCAGTTAACCGAGAACGTGGGGGCTCGCCTCACGGCCGAGTTCGATCGTGTGATCGCGGTTGGGAACGGCAGTTCAGAACCCGAGGGCATTTTTACTGCAAGCGGGCTCGGTTCGGTATCTTCGGACAATGCGGCAGCAGGCCCCCCGACCATCGATGACTATGAATCGCTGCTTTTCGGCGTGGCCAAGCAATACCGCACCAGCGCCCGTTGCTGTTTTGCGGGTGCCGATCTGAGCTACCAGCGCGCTCGGGGTATCGCCGTCAGCGCCAGCGATCAGCGCCGAGTGTTCGGCATGGATCATGAAAGCTATGTGCTCTTGAACCGGCCTTACAAAGTCTGCAACGACATCCCGTCCAACAAGGTCGCTTTCGGTGACTTGAGCCGGTATCGGTTCTACCGCCGACTCGGCATGCAAGTGGAGTGGCACACGCAGGGCAAGGAACTCGCCCGCCGGAATATGGCCCTTCTGGTTGTTCGCGCCCGTGTTGGCGGTCGCATCGTCGATCCCAGCGCGTTCGCTGCCACCATCAACGCCCAAGCCTAACGGAGCAACCGAACCATGGCGAAAACCGATAACATCATCGAAATCGAGATCGACGGCCCCCAGAACGAGAACCTCGTGTTTCGTCCTTTGCAGCGGACGATTCGAGGCCGGTTCGATTTTAACCGCGTTGCCGAGCCCACCGCCCGCATGAAGCTCAACCAGTGGGGCGGGGCAATCCCGGGCCAGCGACTGCGGGTGGATCTGGACAAGCAAGAGGCCACGATTGTTGACGGGTTGCACGATCCACAACACGCGGCCACTCGCAAGACGATCATCAACTCTGGCCAATACGAACTGCCGCCAGCGGAAGAGGTGATTCCCAACATCCACGTTCCGACGTGGCTGCACTACCTCAAGCTGGCCGTTTCGTCTGGCATTGCCAGGGTTATTCAGGGCGTCTTGCCCGACAGGGTTAACGGCATTCCTCAGACGTCGTTCTACACCCGCCCGGCCAGTCAATCGACTGATCGGGTAGCCGATGCCATCGACAACATGGCAAAGGCGTTGGAGACGAATACTCAGCTTGTCGCTGCCATGCTCAAGCGGCTGGAATCCAAGTAGTTCGTCCTGCCAGGGGTTGGCCTGCCCGGCGCGAGCCCTCACCGCGTCCGGGCGGGCCACTCTTTTAGAAAGGCGTTGCCATGGAGTTCATCAAGAGGCTTGTTTGCATGCCCCTCCGGTTGCTCAGTTGGGCGGCCGATGTTGGCCTACGGCAGGAACTGGAACAGCTACGGACTGAACTGAAAGAGGCCAAGGTGCAACTCCGTGTTCAGGGCGTGGAGATCGACGCATGGGCGGCAGTCTCGGCACGCAACATGAAACGGGTTGAGGCCGAGACGGCGATTGCGGTTCAGCAGATTGCCCAAGCCGAAGCGGGCGGGAGCCGATAATGGACGCGTTCAGCAAAGCGTGTGATCGGGCTGACGCGATGTTGGCCTGTGCGCGCAGCAACATTGCAGCCAAAGCGGCCGGGTTGTCGAATGTTTCGGACATGCTGGTAGGCAGCAATCTATCCGGGGCAGAGCGGCGAATGTCGTTCGGCGCAGCCTCAGAGCAGTATGCCGCCTGCAAGAACTGGGTGTTCCCCGCCGTTCGTCTCATCGCGTCGAGAATCGCGGGGCAGCCGATCCACATTGCCCGGGAACGGGGCAGGCCCAGCGGCAAGGGCATGTTCAAGGGGCTTGGCGACACAGACAACTTGGAACCGTTGGATCAGCATCCCATCTTGGATCTCTTGAGCGATCCAAGCGAGATGATGACGGCATGGTCCTTGATGTGGACGACGGTGGCCGGCTTGTCTCTGACGGGCCGGGCGCTGTGGCTCTACGGCGAGGAGAACGGGCGCGATGCTCTGTTGCCGATCCCATTAACTTGGGTAGAGTCAACGGATACGCGCCGCACAATCTGGAATATCAGGCCGGGCGGAACGGGGACGGCGATCCCTGTTCCCGGGGAGTTCGTCGCCCATTTCTACATGCCAGATCCGGCCGACCCGTATGGGGCGATGTCTCCGCTGGTGCAAGCCGCATTGGCCGTGGAGACTGACAACGCCATTGCCGAATGCCAGCTACAGACGTTCCTGCGCGGGATCATGCCCCGCATTGCGCTGAGGGTTGGCAAGACTGGCGGGATGCCTGGAGTCTCGGGCAGTGACCGACGGATCACCCTCACGCAGCCCCAGCGCAAACAGATCGTCGAGGCCATCCGGAGCGCCCATGCCGGTTTTTCTCGTTCGGAAGAACCGCTCATCTTAGATAACCTGATCGAAGAGGTCTTCAAGCTCTCCACCGCGCCCGCCGAAATGGGTTTCATGGAGAGCGGGGCGTCAACAAAAGAGCGTGTCCTTCAGTCGTTCGGCGTGTCGCCCATTCTCCTGGGGCAAGTCGAGGGAGCGAACCGCGCTAGCGCCACGGTGGCCGACTATAACGTCGTGTCCAATACCGTGAACCCAATCATCACCATGCTCAGCCTGACAATGACTGAGTGGCTTGGTCCGTTGTATGCCAAGCCGAATGAACGGTTGCGGATCTGGATTGAGCCATGTGTGGCCCATGACGCTGAGATGCACCTCAAGCAATGGGAGTCTGGGGGCAGGCTCGGCTACGTCACGCCCAACGAGTTTCGGCGCGCGGTGCTGAACCTCACCGACATCGAGGGCGGGGACGAGTTGCCGAGCGCTGGCAAGCCGACACCAGCCACCACGCCTACCGCCCCAGACGCGGCCAAGCCAGATACGTCCGTGAACACGCAACAGCAGATCCAAGTTGCCCCCGAGTTGACCCTGAACGGGGCTCAGATCGCAGCGGCTAGCGCCATCGTCCAGAGCGTGGCCGACAACAAGATCTCGCGGGACTCCGGCATTGGCCAGTTGATGGTGCTCTTGAACCTCACTGAGGAGCAGGCCGAGCGCGTCATGGGGAGCGTGGGAGAGGGCTTTGTGGCCACGACGTCAACCGAGAAGGCCACAGAGCTTGAGCAGATGCTAGACCCGCTCCTGAATCCCTATACCTTGGAACGGCTGAAAGATGGCAGCGGACGCACAACTAAAGTTCTGGCTAAAGCAACACGGTCGCGCCGAAAAGGCCCTGGCAAGTGACATCGAAAAGTTCTTTCGAGCGCAGGCCAAACGCATAACGAAAGCCCTGAGGGACCATTCTTCCCTCACTGATGCCACGGTTCCTCAGGTGCTTTCGGTTGACGACGAACGCAAAGCCCTCTGGACTGTAGCAGAGCCCCATTTCGTGCGGCAGATGGCCACGGGCGCGAGCACACAGCTTGCCATCGCTGCCAAACGCAAGCCAAAGGCCAAGACTAAGGCCGATCCCCTAGCGTCGTTCGACCTCCCCCAGGACGTTAAGGACGCCATCGTATCGGCCACGGAGGAGCTAGAGGGGCAAGGATACTGGCAGGACATCCAGGAGGCCACCAGCGAGCGCCTGACGCGTCTGGTGAAGCAAGGCATTGAAGAGGGCTGGAACAACTACCAGCTAACCAAGAAGATCAACGAGGCCCTAGGCGGGCTGGCCAAGTCCCGGGCGGCTAGTATCGCCACAACAGAGACAACAGGGGCGTTCAACGCGGGGCACCAAGCGGTATTCGAGTCACTTGGCGATGAGATCACGGGGAAGATCTGGCTGGCCGTTATGGACCAGCACACGCGGGACAGTCACGCGGCCCTGAACGGCAAGCTGGTGGCGGTAGACGGGCAGTTTGGGTCTGGGCTACGTTTCCCGGGGGACTGTCACGCAGAACCAGAAGACCGGGTTCGATGCCGCTGTACCGTCATCGCCGGGTTCCCGGAGTGATATTGCCACCAACGGGTGGTGTGACTTGGCGGTTTAGCTTGGTCAGTATGTTAAAATGGGAATTTGAGTGACGTAAGTCATTGGTGAGAAACAACTTGCTGCAAACGCGGAATCCGCGCTTGCAGAATTTTGGGCCTGTTTAACCCCCTCTTTTGGAAAACAGCCTGAAATACGCTAGATCTGGGGTCTTGCGTATTGGGCCAAGTCGCGTAGGATGATCGGTGACGCTGCTCATGTGAGCGCGTCCGGGCCTTGAAACCCGAACAACGTAAGGACAATCCGATGCGTCAGGCTATTGGCCCAACTACTTGTGGTTGCGCAGAAGCGTTGATCCGCTCAGGCGGGGAGCAAGGCGTAACCGGCGGTTTCTTACGGACCGCTTTCAAGACGAGTAGTTGGGCCAATGGCCTTTCTTGGCCGGCCCTCTGCCGGCGAAAGGAAGGCATCCTCTCATGCCACCGTCTATCTCTTCTCGTGTTGGCACCGATGGTGCCGCGACCCATCAGGTTAGCCTCTCGGGGCTGATCAAGCATCTGTCACAGCAGGTCGCAGCGACGATCCCCGGCGTCACAGAGGCCAGCGTGGCTCTGATAGAGGCCATGCCCCAGTGGATCGTGACCGTGAGCGATCGCCCCAAAGGCCCCGTCCAAGAACGCCCGTTCCTGAACAGCGTTCACGAACCGCCGCAGCGCACGCGGCTCGTGGGTGTGACACGACGGGCCGGCCATCGCGTCGTCCTGGAAATCGTTTTCAACATCCCCGAGTCCATCGCAGTGGAGAAATGACAATGAAGCGCTCAGTATCTCTCTTTTCCGCGGCCCGTGGCTGTGAAACCCGCGATCTATTCCCGACGCGGGATGGGGCTATCCAGGCGTGTCTAGCTTACGAGTTCGCTAGACACGCCATTTACCGGGCGACCGAGCCGAGACCGGCCACCATAGAAGACATGGTTTTGGCCGCTAATTCGGAGGTGGATGAGGTGATCGGCACCTTTGAGGACGAGCCGGACGAGTCTGAGGATCGCTATTTCTCCGTTCCCGTCCGAGTGCCGGACGATTGGAAGCCGGCCGATGCCCTGGACGTCCCCGGCGGGGAGTACGCGGCGCATTGGGACGAGACCGCAGACCGCGTGAGATCCCGTCTAAAGGCCCTGCTGTGGGCGGCCTGTTGTAACCGCGAGATGAGCCCCCAGGGGAGTTGGTGGATAGTCGTGGAGATGGGCGACGAACTCCCGAACGATCTCGGGTATGAGGTGCGAGTACAGGACGGCTCTGGCGTGGCGAGCATTGTGGCCAACTACCCGTTACGAGTGATCACGGCCACGGCGGCAGAAAAGGCCAAGGTGTTTGCCATGTTGGCGCGCAAAGACGCGGCTGTAGCGTAACTCGCAAGTTTCCCAAGAACACAAGGATCCCCCAATGATCGTCCAAGCAACCGAACCGACGTATTCGATCGTGGTGCAGCCTGAGGGCCGCGTCATGCACACTCGCAAGTGTCTCGCCTTTTGCGAGGGCTACCTCAGGGCGTTCGGCCAGATCGCCAGTGACGGAGAGCGTGCCGAAATGGTGCCAGAGGATGGCCACGTTCGGCTTGCCGATTGAGTAAGTTCCATCCCGACCCGGCGTCCATGCCGGGTCGGGCTCCTTTGGCCCATTATACAGGAGATTCAAGCGTGGAAGGCACATATGAACGACTGTCGCAGTCGCGTCTGCTCATCGACCGTGCCCGTAGACTGCTGTGGCGTACAGCCGAGTCCGTGGGCTATGGCATCGCAGACCGGTTGGACGCCATTGACCCGGCCTTAAACGAGGTCTTGGAACAGTTGGACGAACTGTGCGGGGCAACGTGCCCTCGCAGCAATTAGGCTGCGCTCTGGTCAATAATCGGAGGCGCGGTATATTGCGCGGGTGCTCGTTCAAGACGGGCAGGGCGGGGCAAAGGCTCTAGACGCTAGAAGCGGAGCATGATTATGAGTAAGCCAGTTTGGTGGATGTTGAAGAGGAAGTCGGACCGGAAGGCAGCGTATGTAACGTGGCGTTGGCCTGTTGCAGGTGCAAAGTCTCTATTGGTGTTTAGCACCGAAGAGAAAGCGTCGAGGTTTCTGGTGGACCGCGCTGCACGTGACCGAATTCCGAACCCGCACGATCAGCTGGAAGTGATTGGATTGGATGATGAGTGGTTCATTGAACAGATCGATGGTGAGTGGCACGAGCATTACATCAACAACTACTTGCTTGATCCTCCGACTAGTTTGGATGTCGTCTGGAACGACCGCAAGTTGATCGTTGACTATCTCAAGAATGTGGAGAAAGGTAATGATAAGTAAACCCAACGCCATCCCCGCTGTGGCGTACATCCGTCGTTCGACGGAGAAGCAAGAAATGTCTCTTGCTGATCAGCGCCGGGAGATCGAACGGTATGCCGAGCGACACGGCTACCGCATCCTCAGATGGTTCGAGGATGATGCAATCAGTGGCGACGCTACCGAGAAGCGTGCCGCGTTCCAGACGTTGCACAAGGCCGCATGCAACGGCAAGGACTTTGAGGTAATCCTCTGTTGGGATCAAGACCGCTTTGGCCGTTTCGATTCGACAGAGGCCGGTTACTGGATCTGCCCTTTGCGGCGTGCTGGCGTTCGGCTCGTGACCGTCACAGAGGGCCCGGCTGACTGGAACTCGTTCACGGGCCGTGTGATGTACGGGCTGAAACAAGAAGCAAAACACAGCTTTTTGGTTGACCTCTCCCGCAACACGGCTCGCGGCCAAATCACCAACGCCATGAAAGGCTACCTGTGCGGGCAGGCAGCCCCATACGGCTATGATCGCATGTTGGTGGATGAGGCTGGCAACCATCGTCAACGCGTCCACAACGGCGAGAAGTTCGCCAAGCCCCGATCCTGGCACGTTACGCTCGTGCCCTCAGACGATCCCGAGAAAGTGGCTACGGCCAAGTGGCTGTTCTACACCTACGCCAACGAGTCGATGGGACTGCGCCAGTTGTGCGACTCGCTGAATGCGCGCGGCATCCCTGGCCCCGGCGGTGGAACGTGGTGGGTGGGGACCGTCCGGGAGATCCTGAAGAATGAAGCCTACACAGGCGACTTTTTTTGGGCCAAGCGGCGCATGGGCAAGTACCACCGCGTGGCCGGTGGCGACATCAAGGGCCGCGACGGGGACACCTCCGTCAAGCGAAACCCGAGAGAGGAGTGGATCGGCCGTAATGATGCCCACGAGGCCCTGATAGACCGCAAGACCTGGGAGCGGGTGCAGGCCAAGCTTACGGCTAGACGCAGCCAGACGGCTTCCCACAAGGCCACGAACAAGGATTGCTACGTCCTGACCGGCATCCTGTACTGTGGGCACTGCGGGGCCAAAATGTACGGGGCTCGCCGTTCGCGCAAGAAGGGCGGAAAGACGTATGTCCAATACAAGTACGTCTGCTCGGCCTATCACACGCAGGGCAAGCAAGTGTGCGGCCACCACTCCGTTGAACAGGCCCCGCTAGTCAACTACCTGACGCGTCGCATCCAAGAGCTTGTCTTGGGCAACTGCGGCCGAGAGGATCTAGTCGCGCGGATACGCCAGCACTTTGAGGCACGTCGCGCAGCGGACCCCGCTCAAGTAGCGGCCCTGCAAACCCGCATCGACCAGCTAGAGAAAGACATCGAGCATGGGACCAAGCGGCTGTTGCGAGCCCCGGACGACGTTGCCGACCTGCTAGCCCGGGAGTTGTCCGGTATCCGTCGAGAGAGGGATAGGCTATCTGGGGAGCTAGCGGAGTTGGAACAGCAGCGGCCAGACGACGTAGAGAATGCGGCCAAGGAAACCGCTGACGGGCTTTGGAAGCTTGCAGAGAGCCTACAGCAGGCCAAGCCAACGAAGCTCCGGGAGGTCCTCTCCCGTATCATTGCGCGAATCGACCTAACCTTTGGGCGCAAAGAAAAGAGCACTCGGGTTGAGTGCCCTTTCTCCAATGGTGTCATGTACTTGCGACCGGACTCTCTTTTGACCAGTCTTGTCAGTCGGGGCGACTGGATTTGAACCAGCGACCTCTTGGTCCCGAAGCGGGGTGTGACTACCCCGCGAAAGGTTTACTTTCCCGAGCGTTTCCG